TTGTATCAACTTATTTTTGATATAAGAATGTTTTTTCTCTTTCTGAATTCTTCGCAAGAATGCATAGTAAATAATTTGTGTAAAATATGCAAAAGGATTACTTGATTTTTCAGGATCGAAATTATCAAAGTAATTGATACAGTTTTCTATACCATCAAGAATCATATCATCTTTGTAGGTGTAATTAATAAAGTTCGGTTTATACGACAAATGCGTCGCGATCTTTAAAATACATTCTCCAAGATAATTTGGAATCTGTGGTTTAGGTAAACCCTTTTCTTCTGCTTCTTTTATCGACTGCTTGTATATTTTAATTGCTGCTAAAAAATCAGCGTTGTTTATGTATTGTGCCACGATATATCCTAACTGGGGTTGAACCAGTCATTTAGAATAAGTTTACTTCTAAATCAGTTATTTGTCAAGTTTAATTATCTTGTAAATTTGCAATAAAAATAAACTTTACATTTATTTGACATAAAGGTAAACTTACGGTGTTAGGGTTGATAAAGTTAATGTAATGTATTATTACCATCAACAAAGTTTTTAACTTCTTCCTTTTCTTCAGTAACTTCTTCCTTACCAAATATTGATTCAAGCATGGCAATTCTTTTCTGAAGTTCCTCTGTAGTTAAAGATTCTGCTTCTTCTTCCATCTCTTCCTCACTCCAATCTAAATCTTCTGCTCGTTTGACAGAACCATCAGATTGACGAGAAACTAGAACTTTGTTTTCATTCTCTTCAACAAGTCTTGTAAAATGTGGGATTAACATATGATGCAAGTTTTCTAGGAAAACAATATGTCTTTTGTTTATTGTGATATGCGCAGTTTGCGCAAATTGGGAATATGGGGTAGCGGTAACATGCTCATGCGACTTTTCTCCATTAAGTATTGGAAAAAGTCTAATCAACATAGGATAAACTAATTCTACTGAATTATCTGACTCATACTCTAATATTGCCATCAACTGTTCGCCAGTAATTAGTTTAACTATCACATAATGTTCATCACCCTTTAACAAGGTCTACCTCCACAAGTTTAATATCAAATTGCTCTTCGGCATAAGTTTTATACCTTTCAGCAGCATGATTTAATGTATGATTCTTCCATGACTTCCAATGTAAATCATCAGCGATGTCATATAAGTTACAGTGAGATTTACCGTCTTTAAGTCTTAGTCCGCGACCTATCGATTGTAGATTACGGATTTTACTTTTTGAAGGACTCGCAAAAATAACATTCTCAATCGAAGGTATATTAATGCCAGTCGAGAAAGTCCCATACGATGCAATGATGATAGCATCTGACTCTCCTTCGGTGATATGTCTAATCGCTTCACGATCAGATGTTTCAGTACCCCCGAAGACAAAAAATACTTTCCTGTCTTCATGACACTTCTCCCTGATTAGATCGTAAAGAACTTTACCGTGCTTTTCAACGTATTGAAAAAGAACCAGTGTATTACCGTTACTTTTTACTGCCAGATTTCTAATGAATTTATTTCTTGGTTCACAGGAAACAAGCCAATCCATTTCTTCTTGGTAGGTATTATTCTTACGTCCCTTACGAATCTCTTCTGAATATTTCAAAACCACACAAGTAATATTTAGCTGTGCGAGTCTCTGTGTCTCCATAAGAGCTTTGGTCGTAGTAACTCTATGAACTGGACCGAACATACCTTCAAGAACTAAACGATGAACTTTCTTGTTGTCGAGAGTACCTGTCGTTCCGATACGATAACGAATGTTATCCATCTTTTCCATAACGGTAGTTAAAGACTTAGCCTTAAATTGGTGTGCTTCATCACCGAAGATTACATCAAACTGACGAAACCACGCTTTTGGTTGTAGATAAACAGACTGCCATGTTGTAATTAAAACGTCTTTAGTGAAATCTTTTGTGAAACCAGAATATAATTTTTGGCAGTGACCATCAACATTCCATTTATTGGCTGATGAATAATCTTCAAAGTCAGCATATAACTGTTCAACTAAAGATGTAGTTGGAACGATAATAATACACTTACGTTTAGCAAGTAGATGCCATCGCATAATTGTGTATATAATAAAAGATTTACCAGATGCGGTAGGTGAAAGAAGTAATGTTCTTTCTTTTGATAAAGCAGTTTGTACTGCTTCTATTTGATAGTCACGAATCTCGATTGGTTTACCACGTCCCTGTGGTTCCAGCGTTTGGGCGAACAACTGAATTGATTCGTTTGTGATATTTGGATTTATATTTACAACTTGATTAACATACTCAACTGAATAACCATTGCGAGTAGCGAATTCTTCTACGTAAGAAACTAAACCAACATAAAGAGTTTTACGAACTTGGTCGTATAATCTTACTTTACCATCCCATAATCGTGCTCTAAATTGCGGAGTGAATCTAGCACCTGGGTATTCATAGGTGAAGAAGTCAGAGATTTCTTGTTCGATAGATGCTTCTGAAAATACACGAACATAAACCTCGTCAAGTTTTTCAATTTTAATAATCATTACATACCAGCTAAAAATCTTTTCCATTCTACGCCAGTTTTAATTTGCCAGTCTCTGGCTTTTATCTGACTAAGAACAGACTCAAGGAAATAAATCATTGTCTCAAGATAATCAATCTTGACTCTCATTGTATTTAGATCGGTGTCTCCAGTCAGGAATTCATCCATCTCGTTCTTGAGTGGCTTAACACCCTGCCATTGCTGCCAACCTAATTCTTGTAGTTCTTCACGTGATAGTTCGCCACGATAGTAGCGAAACTTCGCTTTACGCAAAATGTTATAGTCTGATGATAGTTTAGTATGTTTAAGTTTTACATTCACTAGCAGTCTGATATATTTTGCATGTAACTTAGGTGTGGCTGTTGATTGCTCACCGAGGTAATTATCATCGATGGCACAATCTACGTCCCACATATTTTGTAATTCTTCAAGATTCATAATAACTCCAATTATTCGTAATAATAATTTTACTACGAAATTGCAAAAATGTCAAATAAACTTGTAATAACCGTACCTAAATGTTGCATTACCAACTAAGTATTGCACATCTTGATTTGTTGATTGAAAGACCAGAGAGTCTAATGATATTGGAAATAAGTCATGAAACTGTGCAGTTTGCACAACATTATTAGACCCATCTAAAATTGCAAGAGTTGCATCTGAGTAGTTTTTTGCTAACTCTGATGTTACTAATGCTTCAGATTGTGATAAAAAATTTACATATTGTGTGTAATTTTCAGGAAATCCTAAAGCCACGATCCAGTTGTATATGGATTTATAGTTTGACATATTTTCATCAACTAAAAACTGAACAGTAAGTTGATCATATGTCAAAGTTTCACCAGGAATTGGTGCTGTGTTAAATGGGTTACCAAACTCTGGAGCACCAAGCATAATTCCAGGTAGGTTTACTTGTTGACAGAAGAAATTTACCTCTGGCAATTTTTGAATGTTGAACATGAACCCATTAGGTGATAATGGAGAGATGTTTTCTGGTACTGGGCAGGAAAGAATATTGTTCATACAGATATTTAGTCATATAAAAAAAGGGATCCGAAGATCCCTTTTAAAATACCTATCTACGTAGGTTTAATACAACTTGAATATTACATCAAGTTAGTTACTTTAACCTTGCGGTAGTAGATGTTTGCGCCAGAAGACAAGCTAGTGAATGGGTTTGCAACCATACCGTAACGAGTCTTGAAACCAATCTTAGGTTGGAAAGTGTTAGGATCAACAGCATTAACCTTTTGTAGTGGTACGTATGGGCAGTAGAACAAACCAGCGTCGAATGCTGAAGTACCTTTGTAACCAACTACGAAGAACTGGCTAGCAGATTGGTTAGCAGAATATGGATCAACATAAACTTTGTACTTACCATTCAATACACCAGCGAAAGTAGTAGAAGCTTCATCTACGTTCAAACCAGTTGACAATGCTGGAGCATAGTCAAGAACACCAGCCATAGCTAGAGCAGAAGCAACATCTGAAGAACAGATGATGAAGTTACCACGACCACGACGAGTAGTCTGAGCGATAGCGTTTGCTTCACGTTCGATTTGGAACAATAGACCTTTGAACTTCTCAACAGACCAACGACCATTAGCGTCAACGTCTAAGTCGAAAGTACCAGCAGTAGCAGTACCAACTTCAGCACCAACTTTAGCAGCAGTGTAAACTGTACGAACTACTTCACGGTTCAATTCAGCAGTGATTTCTGTTGAAAGGATATTGCTCAACTCGCCTTCAGCGTTCAAACCATGAACAGCTTGCAAGTCTTGAGCCAATTCAACAGTGTATTCTGCTTTCAAAGCACGAGTCTTAGCAGTTACAGTAGTCTTCTCGATTGAGAAAGCCATTTGGTTGAATGCAGTTGAATCACCTAGACCTTCAGCAGTCTCAGTAGACATACCAGTACCAGTAGTGTAAGTACCGTCAACTGGGTTTGCACCAGCGTGAGTACCAGTACCAGAGAAGTCTGTATCAGCTTCGTTGAATAGAGCCTCAGTACCAGCTTGGCTAGTATACTTGCTCTTCATAGCGAAGATCAAACCAGTTGGTTGAGTCATTGGCTGAACACCAGCGATGTCATAAGCGATCATCTGTGGAGCAGCACGGCGAACCAAGCTGATCAACACTGGATCGTAACCAGCCATGTTTGCGTTAGTACCAGCACCACCAAGTGCAACACCTAAACCACCAGCGTTAGCATGAGTAGCTTCAGTTAGAACTTGATTCTGCTTAGCCATTTCGCGTTCTTGGTTTTCCAAAAGAACAGCAGTAACTTCTTTACGATACTGATCTTTGATAGATGGAGCAGCTTCTGATTCTAGAATCGGTGCCCACTTTTGTAATAATTCTTGACGAGTAGTCATTTGTTTTTCCTTTTTAGATTACTTGTTAAAGTTGTTTAGTGCTTGTAGATATTTGGCCATAGTTGGGTCAACTTTCTTTTCCTCAACTAATGACTCTACTGGAGCATCAGTAACTACAGATGTAACATCTGCTTGTGCTTTGGTAGTGAAGTAGCTTTCGCGGATAGTCTTAACTTTAGTAGTAAAAGTTTCAACATCTTCGTATGCTAACTCTTCAGCTAGACCTTTGAACTTTTCAACTTCTGTGTCAGTTAAACCTTCACATGCAGTTTCAACGATTTCGATACGCTTCTGTTCAGCAAGAGTTTTGCTCAACTCAAC